TATACAGAGCAGGAAGACTTGTTGCCTACATTGGGTAGTTTAATTATCAACCAAAAGATTACTATTGTAAGATGGTTTTTAACAGTTGATGCAAAAAACAGAAACACAGATTTAGATTCAGCATTGACAATCTTAGGTAGTGCTAAGGATATCACTACCATCACAGGCGTTTATAAACGCTTGTTTGACTATACGGTCAGCATAGACAACGATAGAGTTGTGTATGAGGGCGAATATAGATTTTATAATTTAGCATAAGGAAAAATAATATGGCATACATATTTCCAGCACCAGGCGTTGCCAATGTTCAAGCAACTCTGACGATATATAATTATGCGTTGTCCAGCGACGCAACAATGAGTATCCCAGCAATGCAAGACATTACCGTTAACAACGCCAATGATCTATTTACTTGGACTCAGTTAGACTCAGGCAGTAAATTAAATGTTGCTACGACAGCAACTAATGGTCTTGACTTGAACATTGTTCTAGATCAAGATAAATTCTTTGGAAAATTCACAACTGTGGCTACCCCGGCTGCGTTACCAGTCGCCGGTATGACTGTTGACGAAATATTTTTTACTACATCCACATCCGCTTGGTATAAAGCAACATCAGCAACTACAACTACCTTGATTACAGGTGGTTCAACAACTGTTAGACCAGCAATTGCCGCAGGCATTTTTGGTCTAAGCAAAGACAAGAGTTTAGTTGATTTTGATTTATACTTGGGCGACACAAGCACAGGCACAGCAGGCAAAAGTATTAGTGGTCTTGCTTACATCACTGGCTTGGCTCCAACTGTTAGTGCAGACGCTCCAGTCTGGGTTTCACCTTTAACATTAACTGTAACTGGTGACTACACAGTAGCTTAATTCTTTAATTAGAATAACATCAAGCACCTTAGGGTGCTTTTTGTTTGATTATTTTTGTATAAATAACATAGTTAGGAGATATTATGATATTTGACGATAAAACAAATGATGAAATATTCCGCAGTATAGAAGGCGAAGTTGCCAAAGCACTAGCCGAATTAAGATGTGCCAAGAAGGACTTGGAACAAGCAGAAGTTAGAATGAAGTTTGCACTAGCAACAGTTCACTACTTAAAACAAAGATATGAGGATATGAAATGAACATAGGTAATTTTGCAAAGAAACCCGAACTAATTAAAATAGAAATTAATGATCCAGATATAACCGCAAACTATAATGGTGAAGTTAGTTTTTGGTTATATGATAGTGTTGATATCAACACTTACTTTAATTTCTTCAAAAGCCAAACCGATCAGGATGGCAGTCAATTAAACGAACTATTGAGAAACTTGATTCTAGATGAGCAAGGAAATAAAGCCATCTTAGAAGGTAATGTATTACCTGTTGATTTAGCCATAGCAGCCATTACAGCAATTAATGAACGCTTGGGAAAGTCAAAGACCAAGGCATCAATCCCCGAGAGTGGGAATCAGCCAGAATAATAACAATAGGAGCATTGGCAAAAATGTATGGACAATTACCCAGTTATATTCAAGCCAATGCCACTACATTTGATATTATGGTATATGATGTTATGATGTCTTGGGAAGAACACCAACGCAATCAAGCAGAAGGCAAGTTAGAAACACCTAAACTTAGCCAAGAGCAAATGATGGCAATGTTGGAGAAAGTAAGGAAAAAATAATGGCAGGTGAAATAAAATTTCAATTAGATAAAATTAAAAAAGGATTAGATCCTGCACAAATGGCTAAACTTGCTTATCCAGTATTCATTGATAATACTCCAGAACGCACAGGCAATGCTAAAAGTAGAACTAGTCTTAGAAGTAATCGTATTAATGCCAATTATCCTTATGCTCAACGATTAGATGATGGTTGGAGCAGACAAAAACCTAATGGTATGACTAAACCCACTGCTAAATGGTTTGCAGATTATATTAAAAGTTTAGGGAGTAACTAATGGCTGATACCACACAAAATTTTATAGCAAATTTCCAAGTCAAAGGCATGCAAAGTCTTGACCAAGCGGAAAGAAAAATAGCATCTATTGATAATAGTATTAAAAATCTTACTAACACATTATTGGGCGTAAGTTTTGGTGCATTTATAGTAGGTGCATTTAAAGCCGCAGATGCTATCAGTGATTTAAGTGATGCAACTGGAATTAGTATTGGTGGCATTAAATCATTCCAAGATGCATTAGGAGCAAGTGGTGGTAAAGTTAAAAATGCTGAACGAGCAATCCTGGGATTTATCCAAGCAATTGAAACTGCCAATGACGGAAGTCTAAAAGTTCGTGATGCTTTTAAGAAGGTAGATGTAAGTTTAACTGACCTTAAGAATCTAAGTGAAGCAGACTTATTACAAAAGACCATTGAAGGTCTTAATAAAATGGAAAAAGGCAGTGAAAGAACTGCCACTCAAGCAATATTATTAACTAAAGCATTCCGTGGTGTTGATGTTGCTAAATTCTTTGAAGAGTTTGAAAAAGGTAAAATTACCAGTCAAGAACTTGCCGGTAAAATCCAAGCGGCGGCAAATAGAGTTGCTGAAATGGAAAAAGCATTTAGAACTCTTCAAGAAGGTGCATTACTTGCTTTAGAACCTATTCTAGCAATGATGGGTGAAACTAAACTTACATCAGAAGCAGCCGCTAAAGCAATTACATTCGTAGGTGTAGCATTAGGATTAACATTCGGTGCTAGTATGGTTGCTAAAGTTATTGCTCTTAATACAGCAATATTAGGCACAGCAGCCGCAACAGCATTGGTAGGTAAAAGTCCAGTTGTTAGACTTATTGCTGGACTAGGATTAGCATCATTACAAGCCGCAGGTGCATTAAAAGCCTATGACTTGGCATTAGAGTCAATTGATGAAGCACAAAAGAAGGCTGCTGAAAGTGCTGGTAAAGTTATTCCAGAACCCACTGAGGAGAAGAAAAAAGTTGGTCGCTTTCAAGCACTAGATCCAGAAGAAAAAGCCAAGATTGAAAGCAATAAGCGTATTGCTCAAAGTGAAAGCGAAACCAGATTACAAGTTGCGTTAAGAACCGCCAGCGAATTAGAAAAAATTGATATGCAGGCACAAAATGATTTAGCCAAGGCTAAAGAAGAAATATTTGCTAAAGAAAATTTAAGCAGAATACAAAAAGAAAAAGAATATGCTGCCAAAGCACAAGAGATTAATGAAAAATCTACAACAGAATTTCAAGCAAAACGAAAAGATTTAGAAGCACAAGTTCAACAACAAAAAGTTGGATATGCGCAGGCTAACATTCAATTATTAGGACAAGAATACACAGAAGTTCAGCGTGTCACAGATCAAATTGCACAACAACCATTAAAGTATAAAGAGATTGGCGATCAATTATTAAAAAATGCTGCCGCTCAAGATCAAATTAGGAAATCTATTGAGGAAACTATTAGAATTCGTCAGGTAGAAAAAGAAACAACTGCAATAATTGATTCTAGATTAACATCGGCAGTTGCTGCTTCTATACAACAAAATATGCTAAGATTGCAAGCATTGGGTGCTTCTAAAGAAGAATTAGCAATTTTACAAGCACAAATTGATGCCGGTCGCCAATCATATGAGTTGGCAAATAGTGTTAAAGGTGCTTATGAAGCAAGACTAATTACTGAAGGTAGAATTGATGAATTAACCAAAGAACAAATTAAAGATGCTAAAATATATAATGATTTATTAGGTCAAAGAACTGCTAGAATTGATGAAGAAAAAAATGCTAAAATTGCATTGGCTCAATTAGATAAACAACTCACTGAAAGTTTTGCAGTTGGATTCGAAGGCGCATTTAGTAGATATGTTGAAAGCAGTAAAAATGCCGCTGAGCAGGCTAGAGGTTATTTTGAAACATTCACCAAAGGTTTTGAAGATACATTTGTTAGAATGGTGCAAACTGGTAAGTTATCATTTAAGGATCTTGCCAATAGTTTAATTGCAGACTTTGCCCGAATACAAGCCAAGAAAGCATTGCTGGGCATATTTAACATGGGTGGTGCTAACAGCAGTGGTTCTGGATTTAATTTCGGCACATTATTAGGCAGTATATTTGGTGGATTTAGAGCCATGGGTGGAGCAGTAAATCCTGGCAGTGCATACATGGTCGGTGAGCGTGGACCAGAAATGTTTATGCCTAAATCAGCAGGCACTATAGTTCCAAATTCAGCAATGGGTGGGCAAACAGTCAATACAGCAGTTACCTACAACATTCAAGCAGTGGACGCCAGCAGTTTTAGAAGTTTGATTGCCCGTGATCCAGAGTTTATTCACAATGTCAGTGAACAAGGGCGTAGAAGCCTACCAATAAGGAGCCGTAGATAATGGCATTACAAGATATTATAGATAGTGCGGTTAATGTAGAAGTTAACCGAAGCAAACTAGTAGCACAGACAGTGAGTCGCAGTGGGCGTATCAGTGTTGCCAGTCGCAACTGGGCAAATCCATTTAGATTTGTTGTAACACCCAAGCCTGTTTGGACTGCCGCTGAATATAGGGCAGCATTTGAAACACTGTTGGATCGTGACAAATATGAACCTCACGCTATACGATTAAATAACACAGCCGGCAACAGTTGGATGGTTCCTTATCAAGGCGGAGGTGATGCTAATAGCAACACTCTTATTGATAGTTATAGTGCAACCGCTGATACTAGTGGAACAAGAATAATATTAACTAATATAAATTCAACAACTATTACTGCTGGAACCTATCTATTCAAACAAGGAGATTATCTTCGTATTCCTATTACTGCATCAAATATTGGTAGATATCCATACATTGCCACCAGTGATGTTGTTATTCCCACAGCATTTAGTGGTAGAGTAGGAACAATTGATGCTGCCGGAAATACGGTTATTTTTGATGAAGGTATTACATATCCAAGTTTTATAAGCACAACAACTAGAACTAGAGTGACACTTACTACCGGAACAACCACAGGATTAAGTGTTGGACAATTATTAACTAAAACAGCAGGCACTGGAGTATTTGGTGGAATAACTTATATTGAAAGTATCATTAATTCAACACAGTTCGTTATTGTCAGCACCACAGCCTGCACTGCAGATTCATTGACATTTAGTGGCAGTGGACCAACATCAACACCTGCAGTGGCTATACCTATTCATCGAGGATTTATTGGCACAATTACAAGTAATAGTCAACCAGCCGTTGGTTCATTAGCCACAGGATTCAATGTCATAGTTACTAAACTTCCACAGATTAGATATTTGCCAGGACAACTTGTTGAACTTACCAGCGATTTAGAATTAATTGAGGAAATACTATGAGCACAACAATCTCAGCAGTAGACACAGAGCGTAAAATTGAACACGGTGTTTTAATTGACTTAACACTTGACGACGAAACTTATTATATCAGTAATTGTTATAAATCTATAGATCACAACGGAAATACATATCAAGCACTGGCAGGATTCTTAACAGTTGGTGAAATACAAAATAATATTTCAAACGCCAATGACGAACTACAGATTGGACTAAGTGCTATTCCTTCAACTTACATTGCCGAAGTATTAGGTCAGCCAATTAAAGGCGGTGAAGTAAACATTTATCGCGTGTTCTTTGATTACAACACACAGGAAGTTATCACTGGTGAAGTTTATAAAAGATTTGCCGGTGTAATCAGTAATTACAATGTTCAAGAAGACATTGAAACATTAAATCAAGATGTTGGTGTAACACATACAATTACTATTACTGCGTCAAGCGTTATGGGTGTATTAGAAAACAAAGTTAGTGGACGCAGAACAAATCAACAGGACTATCAAATTGCGTATACCGAACTGCCTATTGTAAATAGAATTATTACAGCCATTGCAACCAATGTGTTAACATCTGCTGGTCACGGTCTAGGTATAGGCGATGAAATTGTGTATAATGATATAACTCGAACAGGTTTAAT